TGCAACACAGTACCGCTAGGTAAATCTCCAGCGGTCACAGCCCCACTAGCTAACTTAGCGTTTGTTACAGCGTTTGATGCTAGTTGCGTAGTATCAACCGCGCCAGAGGCAATTTGATTTGCGCCTATCGTGCTTAATGGCATTATGTAATCTCCAACACAGATAATGTTACGTCTGCGGCAGATGCCTGACTTGCAGTTATTCTCAAGATATCAGAAGCGTTCATAACAATCTTCTGGTCGCCACCGACAGCCACCAAGGAAGAGCCAACAGGCACAATAGCGTCCTTTACGATATGAACATTGTCTCCGTCATTGTTAATCAACTGAACAGAAACAGTAACTGAAACTGTCAATATATTGGCAATGTTCAAGCCAATGATTGTTGTTTCCGTAGAAGCGGGGCAAGTATAAACATCGGCGTTTGCCGTTCCAACCGCAGTATCTGTAAATGTCTTAAATGCGTTTGCCATCTCTTACCCCAATGCAATTGCGAATGCCAAAGCATTCGGGTCTTGCTCTGTTAAGTTTACTGGACTATCGGAAGCGTCATTAAAAATCATCTTCTCAGCAGGCATTGTACAGAATATTGTACGAGTCCCTGCGGTCCAGTTTATCTTCTCGTCACCAATTGTTAAGGCGGTATCGTCCGCTAGTGTGACGGCTGTGTCTAACACAATACTTGTCTGGCTGTTTACAGTAGCTATTTTAACCACTCCTGTAATTCCTGTGCCTCTGACGCGCTGACCTACTGTCAACGTACCGCCCTGCACATTATCCACAGTCACTGAGGTAGAAGCAGATACCGCACCATTTACATCGGCGGTAATCTTTGTGCTGCTGCTCTCAAAGATAGTGTCTCTAGATAAGGTGGTGCCAGACAAGGTATATGTGCCTAAACCAACCTCAAAGTCCGTACCGTCAGAACAAGCGTAATAGGTGGTGTTGCCATCACCTATTGTTGAAAACGCATCAAACGAAGAACCAACAACACCAGCAAGTGTATATGTGCCAGTGCCCGTGGTAGTGCTTGTTTCTTTAATACGGTCTTTGATAACCAGTGCCATTACTTCAACTCAACACTCAAGTTAGTTGCGTTAATACGGAAGATATCCCCCGTAGCGATTGTCTTGCTTGCATCCAGCGCACCAATGAACAGGATGTTAGACCCGTCAAAAGTTAGCTTGGTATCGTCTGCAATAGTTACAGCAGTGTCCAGAACAATCGCGTTCTGCGAAGTTACTGTAGCTACACGAACAATCCCTGATGCGCCTGTGTTAAGAACCACATCCCCTACAGCAATCGTCCCAACATTACCGTCAAGAGCTACGCTTGTAGAGGAACTAACCGCACCATTTACATCGGCTGTTGCAATGTTTGCGTCAGCAATGAAAGCATGTGTCACAGTGTAACTTGCAATGCCGCTTGATGCCGAATATTCGATGTTGTTATCGTTCTTAATTAACTGCTGGTCAGATATCACTGTGTCAGAAATGCTATGTGATGCGGCGGTTGTGCTTGACGCGCCACGAGTACAGCCTGTCAAAGTATTTGTACCATCAAATGTAAGGGCGGTGTCGTCAGCCACTGTAACCGCAGTATCCAATACAATGGCAGTCTGTGATGTCACAGTAGCCACACGAACCGTACCAGAGATGCCTGTGCCTGTTACAACCATGCCAACTGTAATTGTGCCGCTGTTACCGTCCACAGTTACGTTGGTGGAGGATGAAACAGAACCATTTACATCGGCAGTAGCAGAGCCGTCCTTGCCTGTGAAGGTGATGATTTCGTCATTGATTGTCACTGTACCTGAAGAAGGGAAAGCTTCGCCGTCTGTCAGAATCAGTTCTGTGTCAGCAGACCCCGCCGCTACAGCCAGTGTGGTAACAGATTGTTTCCAATTTGCTGCCGTTACTTGCTGACGAGTATAGTTAGCGTCTTCTGAGCTAACAGACACTTCTGTTAAATTACCATGTTCAGCATTACCTACAGCGGTAGCCAAACCAACATAGATGCTGTTGCCTGGTGAAGCAAAGGAAAGAGAGTCATTCTTGAACAGATAGTCCAAGATGCGTCTTTCCAGATATGTGGTTGCCGCGTTACTTGTTGCCATCTTAAAAACTCCTAAGTTCTTGGCCTATCTGGTAAGCCCCGTCTATATGCATCACTGTTCTCTCTAGCTTCTGCCAAATCCTTCAGTCTTTGAATTTCCTGCGCGAATCTCTGCTCGTACAGTTGCATCATATCGGCTTCACCTTTCATGTAAGTATACGCTTCCACAAGTGAGCCGTAAAGAAGAGCGTTCGGGGCATTCTCGCTCAACCATGATGTTCCTGCCCCAACACCAGCAGTGATGCTGGCAGGGCGGTAATAGTAATGTAGTTCTACAGTGTAAGCTTGGTCTGGTGTTGGGCTTAAAATAAAGTTATCAACATCAAAAACACTGTAGTATTTAGGCGCCGCATTTGCTCCCGCATCGTTGTTATACTGTTGAACAAAATTTACATCCTTCAACAGAAGGAAGTCTTCGCTTCCCGCAGTTGTTAATTGCAAACTAAACGGCGCCAAGTAATCTCCGGGGACACTTAAATAAGGGTCTGTAGCGGTTAGGGTAGATGTCGCGTTTTTACGGAAAAGCTCTAAGTCAACAAGCGCAAATATGCGGTCTTCCGCCGCTCGTATAAAAATAGGCAAGTTGTTTGTAAAAGATGTTTCTGTATTTTCAGCAAAATCTTTTATAGCGTCTTGTAATTGAGTGTAAGTAAATGACATCGTTTGCTCCTAGTTAAGCAGGGTCACTGGCCCCGCAGTCGCATCTTGACCACCGCCTCGTGTACCACCTGTTGTTGCCGCTCCACTGGATGCTGTAAATGTATATGTATCCGTATTGACAACAGTAATTGAATAACCCAATGAATTTTCAAGAACAGCTTTTGTAAACCCATCAAAGCCCCTCACCTTTCTAAATCTTACAGTGTCACCTGTGCTTCTCCCATGAGAAAGCTCTGTCACTGTAATAATAGCAGACCCAATCGAGCCGCTTTTAAAAGAATTAGGACTTAACATATTCTCAACAGCAGGCTCTTGTCTGTCAGGTCTAGAATTTTTGATAGCCTCCGCGTCCGTAGATTTTCTTCTTGGCTCTAGCTGTGGGTGTTTTGGTTCGTACTCATCCTTACCTACAAGAAACCCATTCCACTCCATACGCATGTCTTTTAACCGATAGCGAAAGCCAGAACGGTCAGAAATCCCATACGCATGTTTTCCCGCAGCAAACTTAGACATCATCCAACTCTGTAATTTTGCAAACTTGGGGCTATGTTAAAAGATGCCCTGTCTCTGTCTTCAGCCAAAGCTCTAGCAAACTCTTCTTCGTAAAAAGACTTTAACATCGTTACTTTATCAGGCGCTTTTTTAATAGCCAAATAATACGCTAATCCCGCCGCTAAACACGGAAAAAATCTAAACGGAACAAATACTGTATTTGTTGTTTTGTCAGCATCATCCAATCTAGTCAAGACATCAAAAACAAGAGTGTCTGTGCTGTTATTAGGCGAAGGCCAAATGTTTATTTCTGGCGTTATCTGCCTATCTATAAAAAACTGAGTTGGTCTTGCTTGTGTGTTTTTATTAGGAATGCTTAAAAATGCATCACGGCTGATTCTGCTCATGTTTATATCGGCTTGAGACGTTCCTGAACCTTGCCGAACAACCATCGACAACACATCAATAACATCCGTACCCAGAGAATATGCAGAAGTGCCTTGAGTAACAACCTGAGTTCTTTGCTCAATAGTCCACTGATTTAGGCCTCTGTTAGCCCATTCAGCAAACATTAAGTTCATAGAGCGCTTTGCTGTTTTTAAGTCATAACCATTGCGAACTTCTAAGCCACAACGCTCAAAAGCTTCTTCAATATAATCAGATACGTCTAGTTCAAAATTAGTAGAGCCTGATACTGCCATTTTATTTCTTCTTTCTTTTCAAAGACTTTACACGGCGTGGCTTCCCTGATGGCTGACCGATACGCTTCTTCTGGGCTATCCTACTACGTTTTTCGGCAGCAGTCATCTCCTTGGATGTTTTTGGGGTTTTAGAAGACACTCTTTTAGAGGGGCGACAATATGGAGTACCCCGTTTTTCACCTTTGCGTCTGCCACATGCCTTCCCCGTGCGGACATCCTTCCAATCTTCTTTGAACCACCGCTTGAGA